CTCAAATAGGGTATAGAGTAAGACTTAGAATTAACTTGAGAGCAGACAGTGATTTTCTTCTTGCTATAAAGAGAAGTCTTGAACAACATCAAATTGATTCTAAGTATAAAGAAGCAGAACATAAAGGTAGGCCAAGACCTATCCTTAGAATAGGGGGAATAAAGACATTGTTTAAGTTGATGCAGTTAGTACCCGAAGAACTACCTGATGCTAACAATGAGTGGACTACATTTAGAGAATGTGTGGACATTGTTTCCAATGGTCGCCACTTGCAATTAGAAGGTCTTGAAAGACTTTTTGAGTTGAAGGGGGTTTAATGTTGGGATTTACAACAATGGATTTAAAAAGACCAATACTCTTAACCGGAAAGACAGGCACAGGTAAAACTACAAAGGCAAGAAGTATGCTACCCGATGCTTTTCTTTGCTATGCTGATGAAATGGACATTAAAGATTTAGGCTCTCTACCAATAGATAACGGTATCATTATTGAAGATATTCATATTAAACCAAAGAAGGATGCTATTCTCAATGTTCTTAGAAAGTTTAGAGGTCAAGTTATAATCACTTCTTTGAATGAGAAGTCTGTACCTAAAGACATTAAAGCAATGTGTCAGATTAAAAGAGCAGGTTCTAATAAGTTTCTTAGAGAGAAAGTATTAGATATAGCACCTCGCTCACAAGAACCTCTAACTCTTGACCAAGACACCTATTCATTGGTTTCTATGTTTCTAAAAGAATCAGATAGAGATTTAGTGGCAAAGATATTAAAACACAACAAACCTTCCGATACTCAAGTGTTGTCTTGGTTAGTTGAGAATATGCACCCAAACAAATTATTATTTGTTGATGGTGTAGTTAAACGAAGATGGTCACAGATTTACTTTTACGAAATGTTGGCATACTGTCATGGAGGTAAAACTTTAGGACAGGTAAAAATGCCTAAGCGTGGGAAGTATTCACAGAAACCCAAACTAATTAAGAGAGTGGGTATTAAAACAGGGGAAGAAAGATTGCTTAAGCAATTTGTTAAGGACGAAGAATTTGTAGCGTATGCAAAATCTAAGTTAAATAACGGCGAATGTCGTATCCTAAAATTAGGAGAAAAGAGAAGAAGAAAAAAGACTGACCCTATTAAGGTTCAGCAAACAACATTGGGGGATTACCTATGAAACAAAAAAGACTTAAAGAAAGAATAAAAATTATTTTAGAAGAAAATAGAGAACTAACAACATCGGAAGTTATGTTTGAGTTAGAAACTAGACCTTCTATTACAGGATATAGAAAGGGAAGAAAAAAATTGAAAACTAACACAAGGCATGATAACCCGACTATCACACAACTTGCTATGCTTCTTAGAGGTATGGCAACTAAAAACGGTTTCTGTAATGAAACCAAACAAACAATATGGAAATTAAAAGAGGAAGATGAAAATGTTATGGACAGAAAAATACCGGCCCAATAAGATTGGAGAAATTGTAGGACAAGAACACTTTGTTATGGATGCCCAAAGTTGGGTTGAAGAGAATAATATGCCTAATGTTTTATTATACGGAAATCCCGGAAATGGTAAAACAGGTGCGGCAATTGCGTTAGCGAAGGATTTCTTGAAGGATAGATTCAAAGATAACTATGTAGAAGTAAATGCTTCCGATGATAGACGACTTGAAACAGTTAGAACTATGATTAAAAATGTTGCACAAAGTGGAACAATAGGAGATGTAGCATTTAGAATAATGTTATTAGATGAGATGGATGGTATGACTAATGATGCACAGAACGCACTGAAAAGAATCATGGAGCGTTATGCGTCTAATATTAGATTCATTATCACTTGTAATGATAGAAGTAAAATCATCCACGCATTACAAAGCAGGTGTGCTAACTATCATTTTAAGCCACTCACTAATGAAGTCATTTTTGAAGTAATCAAATCAATACTTCAAAAAGAGCAAATAAATGTCTTTGCTGATGATGAGTTGGCAACCTTCATATATGAGGTGGATGGTGACTTACGCAGGGCGATTACTGAGATACAAGCGGCCAAATCATCGGGCTTCTCGTTATCAAAACAAATCGAAACATCTCATCAGGAATACAATGAAATACTAATTGAAATCTTAAATAAGAATCCAAACAAAGCACTTGCAGACCTTCATAAAATTATTTATGAAGGTCGTAGCGTTAAACAAATCTGTTTAGGTTTGCATAATGCTGTAATTGCTTCGGATGGCTTGGATAATACTACCAAGTATAAACTGTTAAGAACAGTCGGAGAAAGCGAATATCGTTCAACTACCATGACTCCGAAAGTATTACTATCATGGATGGTTGGACAACTAATCTGAAAAAAAAGGAAGTGAAAATATGTTAAGCGAAATAATGCAAAACGAAATAGAAAAGAGCGCACAACACATGAATATGACTGTGGAGGAAGCAACTGAAAAATACACCAGCATTTGTGCTGAGAATAACATTGAGGTAAATGATAACTTAGGTTTGGGCCTTTGGCGAAATTTTGCCGCACAAGTTATTCGTCGCTCAAAACAAGGTCAAACAACGCAAAGTTCTGGAAGTAATTCTCTAACTAAGCAGTGCTTTGGTTTCTTTGTTGCTTTGGAAGCACCAAGAGATATGATGAGTTGGAACCGTAATAGAGCAAAGGAAGAATACAACCGTGATTCGGATAATGCTTTGAATGAAGGCCATGTAGCAATTGCTACTCAAAATGCTTTGGGTAAGTGGATGATTAGCCGTTATCATAATGGTGAATATCAAGAACGAATGGTTGCTGATTTACCGGAAGGTGCGGAAGAAATGCCAGATGGTGTAATGGTCATTCCTTTGGATAATACCAAAGCATACATGAATGGTGGAGAAAACCGTAATTATGGTAAGCCTTTGCCTTTGGAACAAATGCGACGAAGTGGTATCTTCTATGGAAGTGTTGATGGTGGCGAAATGAAGTCATATCAATTCTCATACAAGAATCAAGGCGGAGTTGAATTTACTCCTAATTGTTATGAGTTCATGCACTTTGTTGCAATTCCTTCCGATGACGGAACTAATCTCTACGGAATGACTATGACAACAAAGAACAGTCTAATTGCCAATTCTGAATTGGACCCAGAAAACTCAGACTATCGAGATGTTTCTGAATTTGACTTTGTTAGTACGCTTGCTCAAGCGTATGAAAAGCATCTATCACCATTAGTTGAAATTGATAGGGCGCATATCACAATGCAAACTCTTCCTTCAAAGGAACGCTTTGTCGTCACCGATGGTACTGTGTGTAATATGAATATGATGCCTACTTCAAACGGCAATCGTATTTTGAATATTACTGATTTGAATGCTGAATTTGACTACGAGAATGAATCTAACATGACTACTTGTTGGATTCCTGAACACATTGATATTGATTTTGGTATTGGTTCTTCAGTTATTGTTGTTGGTAGAACTTCTCAAAGAATGATTGATGGCGTTGCAGAACCTGTGACTATCAATGTATCAGCAGTTCTTGTGACTGAAAAGCGAGGTTCTCCGGTTGAAGTCAATTCTCCGGTTGAAGAATCTTACGATTGGTTTTGAGTAAGTTAAACTAATATTCTTAAGTGCGTGTGTAAGTGTATTCCAATGAATGACATTCGGGTAGGTGCGATGCCTACTCTCTAAGGAGGAAAAATAAATGAATGATGTAATAGAAAATAAATTCATTCTAAAGGGAGAAAGTTATATTGCAGATTTGCAAAAGGTTGACTTTTTAACTTGGAATGAAAATGATAAAAGGAAGGGTGAATACTTTATGAAGTTCCACATTGGAACTAAGGAAACAAGGTTTATTTGCTCATCGAAGAATGAACTACTTGGTATTATCAAATCTTGGTGTGCCGCTAATGGTAAAGATGTAGATATAGATGAAAATGATATAGGTGATTGGCTTGCTAGGGAATAAGAAAGAAAAAACAAATTTTAAAGAATTGATGGCTCAAAAAAGAGCGCAACGAAAACCACGATTGGTATTAGGTATTTGGGGAGAACCCAAAACCGGAAAAACAGGAATTGCATTAGACTTCCCCGATAAGAACATTTATGTTCTTGATTGGGATAATGGCGCAGATTCAACACATAAAACCTGTCATGATGCAACAGAACGAATCAATGTATATTGCCCTATTGTAATGCGAAAAGATAACATTATAGATTTTGATAAAAGTGAAAAAAATTCCGAGGATTTTATTACCTTTGCTAAAGAACAAATGGAAGCAGGTGAAGATATTGTATTCGTCATAGATGGCGTCGATACTTGGTTTGAAAGTTGTATGTTAAAAGTTAATCCTAACCCAAGAGTGGTGACAAAGATTATGCCGTTTCAGTATGGTAATAGGAATAAAACATTCGATACTTTAATGAGGATGATTTTCAATATGAATTGCGATGTAGTTTATATTACCCATGAAGCAGAAAAGTATATTGATAATATTGCTGTTGGTGTGCGACCTGTTTGGAGAAATTGGGGAGGAATGTTGGAACAAGAGATTTACTGCTCAAAGAAGAAGGTAAAGAACGAGTTGCATTTTACTGCTGAATTAATGGCTTCTAGAACCAACGGTAATTTAGTTGGAAAGAAATGGACTGTGCGTGAAGGAACTCCCCCTAATATTCAATGGAACGGTGTTCCTGAATTAAGGGAGGGAAAGATTTGAAATTTGCAGTAGATAACAAACAGATGGAAAATGCTTTGACAGACATTCAGGGTAAAGGAAAGTATCTTGGTAATGGTGGTCTTAGTTCATCTAAAATGGGAAACTATTTTTATATGGTACTCGAAGGAAACAATTTAGATTTGTGGAATGGTGACTTGACATTCGGTATGAATATCACTTTAACGGTTGCTGGTATTGAGAATGGTTCTTTCATAGGTAATGCAGATTTAATTATTCCTTATTTGAAAAAGTTTGGTGAAGCAGTACATTTTGAAACCGGTGACTTTTTGAAATTAACTTCTGGAAGTAAAGTTGCTTCTTTACCTATGGTTGTTAATCACCCAAACATGGAAGCCATCACCCGTATTCGTGAAATGGTAAAACATATTTCTTATGAAGAGGAACTAGAAAAACTTTGGGCTTTTGGTTCTTCAAAGTTTGAAGGTGCTTTTAAATTAAATAGAGATGATTTCAATGAAGCAATTAGTCTTTGTGAATTAGTTAAGAGTGGAGTATTCAAATTGAACTTTGAAAATGGTGAATTAACCTTCTCAAGCACGACTAGTGTTTCTAACAAATACGAAGAAAAATTCGAATTAGAATCACATATTGGAGATGCGGCAACATTGGAATATTCCGGCCCATTACACAGATTCTTTGAGAAAGGACAAGAACTTAACTTTTATGTAAAAGATGAGTTTCCTTTGCTCATTGTAGCCAACAACAGAAAGATATTAAAAGCACCCTATACCGGTGGTAATTAAAATGATAATTAGTAAATGCTTAGACGAAAAACACATATACACAGCATGGCGAGAAAATGGCGAGCGTAAATTTAAACTTGAGGCTTTCGACCCTTACTTCTTTATAGAAGACGGAGAGTTTAGGTTTGATGATTATTCAGCAAGCCGTCACATTACCCGACCATTTAAGTATATTAAAGGCGATTGGGTTTCTTTGCAAGGTAAGCCTTTACAAAAGGTTGTTGTTGAAAAGGCTAGTGATATTTACAAAGCCCGTAAAAAATGGAACAAGACCTTTGAAGCAGATGTTTCTATTACTAACAGATATGCTGTTGATAAGATTCACGAAATGCCGGAATACGAACTTCGTAAATGGTATTGGGATATGGAATGGCAACAAGGTGGAGAACACCATGATGAAATTACTACTATTGTAATGTACGATAATTATGATAAAGAATACTATCAATGGGCTTGGTTCCCTAATTATGAAGGAGAGCAACCGTTGTTCTTTGATGATGAAAAGGAAATGATTGAATCCTTTATTCGAGTTATGGTAAATAAAGACCCCGATATGTTAATTGCATGGTTTGGTAATTTTGCAGATATTCCAAAATTGCTTGAAAGGTGCTGTGCTTTGGGAATTAACCCCATGCTCATGTCACCAATTAACCGCATAGAAGGGGTAAAGAAGACCCCTAACGGCCTTGTTTTCACTAAAGGTGAAAGTGGGTTCAGTCCGGTCCAACAGCCCATAGGGGGCCGCATAACCCTCAATTTAGACCTTGCTTTTGAGCGACAGTGGAATGATTCACAAAGAGGAACATTACCATCAATGTCTTTAAACTATATTTCTGAAGAAGTTCTTGGTAAAACTAAGTTAGTGTCTAAGAAATTCCCAGACCCAAATGAATTTTATCGCAGGGCTTGGCTCGAAGATACAGAAACATATCTTAAATATGCTTTAGTTGATGTTGAGTTAATGGTTGAAATTGATGAAACAAACTTTTGTAGCGAAGCAATTATCTCATTACAGCGATTACTGTGCGCTCCGTTTGAATCTTGTTTCTATGCAAGTAATATGGGTTCGATATATTTTATGAGGAATGCTACTTGGAAAGCACCAACGGGTGATAAAAATATTGAAAGACAGGATTATGAAGGTGCTATGATTTATGACCCTCTTAGTGAAGGAACGAACGGACTACATCTTAATGTAGCGGCTTTTGATTTTGCAGGATTGTACCCATCAATGATGATTGCTCGCAATATTTCATGGGAAACTAAATCAAACGAACCTACTGAATTTGGTGTTAATATTCTAACACCAAGAGATTTCTCAGAAACAACAAGAGAACACACACTTTATTACAAAACAGATAAACTTGGTTTATTGCCAAGAGCCGTTCTTGAATTGAAGACTTTGCGGAATGAATATAAGCGGCTCATGCGACAGGCAAGAGAGGCCGGAGATTCTAAGGAAGAAGTAAAGTGGCATAACAATCAAATGGCAGTAAAACGCCTAATGGCTTCATTTTACGGAATTGTAGCCTATCAAGGATTTGGTTGGGCTGATGTAGATTTAGCCGCTAGTATTACTGCTAGTGCTAGAGAAGCAATTAGATTAGCGGCATTTAAAGCAAAGGAGATGGAAGGATGAGAAGTGACATTTACAGTTTTTTAGCAACTATGTGTGAATTAACACACTCTCCCGAAACTGATTGGAAGAATCTTTTAGGAGAAGAAGTTCATAAACTACTAGAACCTAAGTGGACAGAATACAAAACAGTTGAGAGTAAATGGGAGTTAAATCCTCATTGGGATTTTATTTTTACGACATTAGCAACTATTCATTTTGCAGATGATAAATTGTTAGCCCCTTTCTATAAAACAATAGAGAACATAAAGGAGATGAAAGTATGAAATGTAAAAAACCATTAAAACACAATCCTCAATTCGAGGCAAGGATTCACTGTAAATTATGTGAAGCCGAAAGAATAATAAAAGAAATAACGGGTGAAGAAGAATGAAATTAATAGAACGATGGATATTAGAAGCGATGGACACATTTAGTGGTTCATTTACCCTTGATGAACTTAGGGGTGCTATTATTAACAAGAAAGGCAAGAGTATCTATATTGGAAATAGAACACAGTTGGCACACTATTGTAAAAGACACGCAAGAAAAGTTGATGATGGAGTTTATAGGAGGAAGTAAAATGACAAAGATTAACAATAGAATGAAAGTTTGGATTGAACAGGCAATTGTCGATGTACCTGAGCCTTTTACAGCAAAAGAAATTCATGGAATAATTTTAGATAATCGTAAAAATACGAATTATGTTTCTAGTCCGTGGTCTGTTGCTTACTACCTAAACCAAATCTGTGTCAAGAAGAGAATTGGAAAAGCAAATAGGTATTGGAGGAAAACGGATGAAGACTAAATTAATTACAGTAAAAGTATCGTATGATACTGATGAAACTTGGGAAATCACGAAAGAAGAAATTCGTGACATTCTTAAGATGATGAACAACTTAAAGAGGAACGCTATAATTCTCAAGGAGGAAGATGTATGATGATGGATAAAACCAACGAATTACTAGAAGAACTTCTTCTAATGATTGCTAAAAGCAATAAGATATTGATGATGGTAAATATCGTAAATATAGCAACCATTATAACCATAATGACGGTGATAATATGAAAGAAATAGGAATAAAAGAAATAGAAAAGAAACTTAAGAGGCTTGAAGAAGAATTGGAGGTTCTCTATAAAGAGAACGAACATCTTGTTAAGATGTATAAAGCAATTCAAGAACTACAACAAGAACATGAGGCTCCTGCTTCTAAGTTCGCATATTACTTGAGGTGATTAAATGATAGGTAAGTTTATTGAAATTATTTTTGCAATTATTATTATTACAATAGTGGCCCCAATAGGGGCTATGTTATCTTTAATTGGTGAGTAAAATGAAAGTGGTTTATGGACATACGGATTCAATCTATGTTCAAATAGATTCTGTTGAGTCGGCTAAAGTTGCCATCAAAGAAATTGAATCGTCTGTTAGGGAACACTTTCCTAATGTAATGGGATTAGAGCAACACCCTGTTGTATTGGAGTTCGAGAAGTATTATTCTGCTTTAGGTGTAGGAACTACGAAAAACAGAAATGCAGGAATGGTTGCTTGGGATGATGGAGAATGGTTAGAAAAGCCTAAATTTACAATGACCGGCTTCACTGCTAAAAGAGTGAGCGAAACAAAATTATCTAAGTCAGTTCAAACAGATGTTCTTAAAATGTGGGTCAATCAAGAACCCCTTTCTAAGATTAATGCTAAGTTAAATGCAGTTTATTCGTCAGTAATTTCTGGACAATTAGAAATAGAATCAGTTATAAAAAGAAGCCGATTGAGAAAGGAACGCTTTAATGTTAAATGTAATGAATGTGGTAGTAAATACCACTTGAATGAATGTTTAGATTTAAAGTGGTGTAAAAAATGCGGAGAAGACACGAAAAACTTTGTGACCTTTTCTGGAAAGAAACCGAGCATAGGTTCGGGTATTGCTGGAGTTCTATATGTTCAGCAGAAAAATCAAACTGATTTTGATGATACTTATTTGTATCTAAAAATTAAATCAATGGACACCTTCATCCATCCTTTAACAAAGGAGAAAAGAAATGCTGAATACATTTCAGGCATAACTTACGAAGACTTTAGTGCTTGTGAACCAGATTGGGAACACTATGCACAACAGGTCTTGAAAAAGGCCGAGCCGATTTATCGAGCGATGGGTTGGGACTTATCTAGCATAAGAACAGGAAAAATACAAAAAAAATTGGATGAGTGGTTTTAAATGAACGATGATGAAAAATATGAAGCAGTGATTAAATCAATGGATGAATTTACATACGATTGGAAACCTGAAAATTACAGTGACCCGACAAAG